GGTGCACGGATTGCTGACGATGATCAGCCTATTCAGCCGGGTGAGTGGCGGGATATTGACGCTGGCGGCGCCGAATTGTCGGCATCACTGATGCCGTTGCCGTATAAAGAGCCTTCTCAGACGTTATATACGCTGATGGGCTTTGCCGTGGAGGCCGGTAAGCGTCTAGCGAGCACAGCAGATATGCAAGTAGGCGATGGTAACCAGCAGGCAGCTGTCGGAACCACCATGGCGCTGCTTGAGCGTGGCTCTATTGTCATGTCGGCCATCCATAAACGACTTTATTACGCTCAGACACAAGAATTTGAGATGTTAGCCAAGGGCTTTGGGGCATATTTGCCTGATAATTACCCATATGATGTGCCTGGCGCGTCCAGGAGTGTAAAAAAGTCCGATTTTTGCCATATGGTCGCTGTACTGCCAGTAGCCGACCCCAACGTGTTCTCTGCCGCTCAACGCATTACGCTGGCCCAGACACAGCTGCAGCTCGCTCAAAGCGCGCCACAAATGCATAACATGTATGAGGCCTATTATCGGGTGTACCAGGCCATGAATGTGCGCGATATCGACGGTATTCTAAAGGTGCAGGTCAACCAGGCGCCAACAGACCCTGCCAGTGAAAACATGGAGGCTGCAGATGGTAAGTCACTCAAGGCCTTTGCAGGCCAGCAGCATGACGCTCACATTGCAGCTCACTTGATCATGGGGTTATCAGGCCTTATCCAGGCTAATCCACTTGCCGCAGCAGAGCTACAAAAGCATGTACTGCAGCATGTCAGATTAAAAGCGGAAGAGGATACGGAGGCTGCATTGTTTGCAGACTACGGATCTGATCCAGACAACATGGTTTCCGCTTTGCAGCGCGAGGCGATGGTTGCAGTGAAAGTAGCTGAATACATGATGGAATTAAAAGGAACACAGGCGGAGCTCTCTGGGGAAGCCGGCGGAGAAGACCCTGTCATTGCACTTAAAGCACAAGAGCTTCAGCAACGTGCTGCTAAGGACCAGGCGGACATTGCTATAAAAGAGCAGGGTGTTCAGGTAGACCAAGCAAGGATTGCTCAGAATGCACAGGGCAATGAGGCACGTATCCAGTCGCAGCAAGAGATCGCACAGTTGCGTGCAGACGTGGCCCGTGAAAGAATCAACCAACCTAGTAAACTTTAGGAGATAGACATGAGAGGCTCAATGGCTCGTGACAAGAAAACACTGCGTAATTTAGACGATGAAATCTATCGCATTGCGCCTAAGACCTATGCCAAGGGTGCGGAAGGTCGAAATGCTCGTGACGAGTATAGTCGAGTAGACCGCGAAAAGAATTACGAAAAGAATCAGATGAACCGCATGGCTAAAGGCGGAGCAGTTAAGAAAAGCTCAGGGAAAAAAGGCACTGTTCAATCTCGCGGATGCGGTTTAGCCAAGCGTGGATGTGGGCCAACAAGACTCTGCTAATGAGGTGATCTGATGCCTTTAAAAAAGGGCTCTAGTAAAAAAACCATCTCCAGTAATGTGAAAACTGAGATGAAAGCTGGAAAACCACGCCGCCAGGCAATTGCAATTGCCTTGAATACAGCAAAGCCTAAAAAGAAACGGCGATAGGCCGGTAAAGATATATTAAGCAAGCCCCCAGGCAGTGGCTATTAACTGCCTGCTCTCATGGAAAAAACGACCATGCTGCAATTCGCTGAAAGCGTACTTAAAGACATTAGAAAGTTACAGGAAGACTCCGAGTCAATTGTGCTTAACGGCACACTCAAAGACATGGAGCGCTACCGTTTCCTGATGGGACGCCTGGAAGGTATTAAGCTTGTGGAGCAGATTATCCGAGAGAGAGTGGGTAAGCATTCAGAAGACTTTTAACCACCAGAGAGAACCGTATGGAAGCTGAAAAGAAATTAACGCCGCTTGAAGAGAAGTGGGAGAAGAACAAGCTATTGGAAGATAGTGCTCCCAAGAAAGCTACTCTTAATGATGCGTACACCGAAGAAGGCAAGGTCGACAACGAAGGCCTAGCCGATAGAATCCTCGACCTTATTCCTCACCCTACGGGTTGGCGTATAGCTATTCTTCCGTATCGTGGTGCAAAAACCACTAAAGGCGGAATCGTCCTTGCTGATGAGACTCGTCAAAGAACCCAACTGGCTACCAACGTAGGCTACGTCCTTAAAGTAGGCGCTTTGGCGTATGCAGACGAATCAAAGTTCCCGCATGGTCCTTGGTGTAATCCAGGTGACTGGGTAATTTTCGGACGGTATGCGGGATCTCGAATTCAGATTGATGGCGGTGAGATACGTTTGTTAAACGATGACGAAGTTTTAGGGCTAGTTAATGACCCTGAAGACATTTTACATATGTGAGGAGGGATTTAATTATGACTCAGGAACTAAACCAAGAAATGAATTTTGACGTAGGCGAAGACGAACAAGAAGAGACGACTATTGAAATGAACGAGGACGGCACTGATGCAAAAGTCGCTGAACAAGAAGAAATAGTTGTCGAACAGACCCAGAAAAAAACAAGCTCTTCTGACACAGAGGAACTTGAGAACTACTCAGGTAAAGTTAAAAAGCGCATTGATAAGCTCACGGCGCGCCTGCGAGAGACACAAAGACGCGAAGAAGCGGCATTGGAGTTTGCTAAAAACGTCCAGCAGCAGAACCAAGTCCTGGAAGAGCGTTATCAGAAAACTGATGGTGAGCGCCTGCAGGAAGCGCAAGGCCGTGTTAGTTCTCATACTCTAGCTTTGAAACAGGTTATAAAAAAGGCAAGAGAAGAAGGTGACATTGATACGGAGACCGAAGCACAGCAGCGACTAACCTCTGCCATGATGGAACAGCAGAGAATTCAAGACACGACAGCTCGTCGCGCGCAGGCTCCAGCTCCAGCTCCAGCTCAACCACAACAAGCCGCTCCTGCACAACGTGCGCCAGAGCCTGATATTAAGGCGGAAGAGTGGGCTGAAAGTAACGAGTGGTTTGGGCAAAACACCGTCATGACGCACGCGGTTAGGGGTATTCATATAGACCTGGTCCAAAAAGAAGGGTTTGACCCTACTACGGATGAGTACTATCATGAGATAGATCGCCGTATCAAGGATATTTTTCCTAATGAATTTGAAGGTACGCCAACTAACAACAGGACGCGCCGCTCCGTGCAGCCGGTGGCTCCTGCAACCCGATCATCGGGCGTTAATAACTCAGCACGCCGCACTGTAAGGTTGACACCCAGTCAAGTTGCTATTGCAAAAAGAATTGGGGTTCCTCTTGAAGAATATGCGAAACACGTAAAGGATTAGATTATGACCGAAGCTACTAATGTGCCAAAACTTAAACGCAGCACTCGTGAGAGTGATTCACGAGAAAAAACTGCGCGCCGTAAAGCTTGGGCTCCACCTTCACGTTTAGATGCTCCACCTCCTCCCCCGGGCTATAAGCAGCGGTGGATCAGAGCTGAATCGGGCGGGACAGACGACCGCAGCAATGTAGCAGCCAAACTCCGCGAGGGGTATGAACTGGTGCGCGCGGACGAACATCCTGACTTTGATTCTGGTGTCCAAGACGATGGCAAACATGCAGGCGTGATCAGCGTCGGCGGAATGTTATTGGCTAGGATTCCAGAGGAAACAGCTGCGGAGCGTCGAGAATATTATGACAGACGAACTCATGATCAAATTAGAGCGGCTGATAACGATTTGCTGAAGACGAACACAGGATCGTCTATGAGAATCAATAATCCAGAACGTCAGTCTAAAGTGAGCCTCGGCGGTCCACGTTCGGACACCGAATAACTTAATTTAAAGGACATTAATCATGGCTAATAACGACAAGGCCTTTGGGCTACGTCCGCTTGGTAACCTATCCGGTACTGGTGCACAGAAACAGTACGGTTACGAAATTGCGGACAATCAAGCAGGTGCTATTTTCCAAGGTGACCTAGTCACTTTGAAAGACGGCTACATTCTACAGTTTAACCCGGCTGCTCACACAGCGGCGGTGGGCGTGTTCAACGGTTGTTTTTACAATGACCCTACAACGCAGAAGCCTACTTTTATTAACTACTATCCCGGTAGCATTAACATCACTCAAGGCAAGATTGTCGCTGATGTACTCGATGATCCTAGTCAGATGTTTATTCTCCAGAACGATGGCACCTCGGCAGTAACTGATTACGGCAAAAATGCAGATATTGTTATAGGTACAGGCAACACAGTGACTGGCTTATCTGCCAATGAGCTTGATACCAGTACCATAGCTACAACTGCGGCGCTTAATCTCAAGATCATCGGTCTTTGGGATGTGCCGAACAATGAAGTAGGGGCCAACGCTGTTGTGGTGGTTAAAATTAACGAGCATCTGTACGGTTCAGCCGGCGTTGCGGGTCAATAAGGAGATTAGCAAATGGCTATTTCAAGAGCCCAATTAGTAAAAGAGTTGGAGCCGGGTCTGAACGCTTTGTTCGGTCTTGAGTACAACACATACGATCAAGAGCACACTGAAATCTACGATGTCGAGTCTTCGGACCGCGCATTTGAAGAAGAGGTTATGCTTTCTGGTTTTGGCGAAGCTCCTACTAAAGCTGAAGGTGCTGGCGTAGCATACGACCAAGCGCAAGAAGTCTACACGGCGCGTTACACCAATGAGACCGTAGCGTTAGCTTTCTCCTTAACCGAAGAAGCTATCGAAGATAACCTGTACGACAAGTTGTCTGCCAGGTACACAAAAGCACTAGCTCGTTCAATGGCTACTACTAAGCAGATCAAAGGGGCGGCCATTCTAAACG